CTACTCAATCAATAGTTCTATCGTCAGTGATTCCCTTTCGGTCATCACCGGGGCCGACTGGATATCATCACTGTTAATGATGCGAGCTGTGTATGTGGAGCCGTCTGTGTCGGTGAAGGTAAAATTATACTTTGATCCTATCACAATTCCCAGGAAGGTTAAGAAGTTCGTGTAGTCTGTTTTTGGTATGTTGCGGAAGTGGAGGGTAATAGTTGTCTTTGCTGCAATGCCTTTGTCGTATATATACACATCTCCGGCATCACTATAATCTTTCGGTTGTAAGTATTTCCTGGAACGGCTATAATCGCCCACACCACTTGCAGGATTCCGGCTAAACTCCACGGAACCCGTTGGGGCCGATATTCGCTCAAATTTTATTTTTGCCATACCTAACCTCCATATTTCTTATAGAAATCCATAGCATTCCTGAAGTCACTGCGCACCATAAATGCAACCAAATCTATACCACTGTTTTTAAGGGTATTCAGATAATCATACATAGTTAATATGCTTTGGCTATGATGGTTATACGATCATTCCTTATATCCCTGCCGCTACCGGGATAGAAATTAACCTTCTGAACCTCAGTAAGTAAACTACTTTGTGGGACGATGGTTAGATCATCAGCAAACTCTACCTCGGCATTGTCCAGGAATACTTCCATCTCCAGCACCTTCTTGCGATCCTTGTAGCGGGTCAGGTAGAAATCCCGCACATGATCGGCCATGGCCTCAAGCGTAACGAAGTCAAAATAAAAGAGGTCTGGTCGTTCTTTTTCCCCATAGCGGGTAATACTAGTGCTGTTCGATGTGCCCGATACTGCTTTATAAGCATCTGTACCGGATTTAAGCCAGTCTCTCTGGTAATAGAGTCTGATTTTGTTGATCAGTTCCTCAACAGGCGATCTCCTTACTCTAAGCGTGGTCTTTGCATCGTCCTGCATGCGTATCATATTCGCTGTGATGCTTTTCTGTGACGAGAGGCTGTCTGGCCGAAGGGTAAGGACGGCCTTGCCTGCTGAAAATCGGAAATAACACCGGCACTGCCAGGCCATTAAAGCCAGCCATTCCTTTGCCCGTTTCCGCTCATTAATCAAGATTGAAAACTCATAACTATTCGTGGAGAAAAACGAGCCAACATCGGTTGAAAAGTCCGCATTTGCTATACCCAGATAGGTGTTGAGGAAATGCTTGAATATATGGTTCGGCCTCTTGATGAGCGAGTTAGCGGTTCCCGTGAATGTCCCGCTTGCATCGTCCTGATACCCGTCCACGTTAACGGTAACTACCTGGCCTATAACAGTATCAGCTGATGAATTCGAAGAGCTGGCCAGCCCAACCCCCGTAGCCGCAGAGGAGCCTGTTGAAGTTGTGTGTATCTCAAGCCACACCTCAAATACCTCACACGTAAGCCCGTTATCGCCGTTTGCAAACATATTTACCGTGCTGCTTGAAGGCACAGAGGCGCCGATGTTAAATTTCTGGGTAACCGTAACGCCAGAGGTATTGATGTTCGTCCCGTGAAATTGTACATATGCAGGGGCATTTACTACGGTCTTGTGGGTAATACAAGCATACACGACCGAAGGCGTAGGGCCTGTATAGCTCGGGTAGTATGCATTTATGGAACCTGTCCCGGAATTGCCATTGCTTGCCTGTTTGTATGAAGTTACATCAGACTGGTCGCGGATATTACTGATTGATCCGGTTTCTACCCAGCCAGACGGCAGGCTATCAGTAGAATTGTTCGGGTAATAATTCTTTGTGGTGCTTGCTGTATGGCTATGGCTTCCTGTATCGATGTCGATATTTACCTGTTTTTTGATAACTGCCTTTGCCGAAAAAGCCACTACCGCCTTGCCTGGATAGCTTGCATGCTCGTCTCCCGACTGTCCCGTGTATGCAGTAAATCCGCTCGTTTGCCGTACCTCATCCACGTAAACACTACCAAGTGTTTTTACCGGATGATCGGCAATTAAATAGACGTATTCCGTGAGCACCTGAAAGCACGATGCCCCTTTATTGTGAGCCATCGCCGTTGTACTGTTATAGCCTCTTGCCCCTGAAGCGGCAAGGGTGAGGGAATTCCCCGATCTCGATGCTATCCTTATCTGCTCATCATCAATCTGCACCGTAAACGCCCCGGAGGAAGGAAATTCTGAGGCGTCAGATAAATTCAATGTTCCCCCGTTTCCCGGGCTTGATGCGGTAATATTAGCTACCATGCTGTCAACTGCCCCTGCCTTGACAGCATGGCATCTCACCCTCTTTGTCGGCCCGTATGCGATATTGCCGATCTTCCCAACTTCATCGGGATCTGCGTTCGGATAGCTACTGGCATCTATTACCGTGCCAATATACTTATCAAGCCGTACCGACTGATCAACAAACCTCACACTATAGATAAGCTCATCAACTTTTTCAAAGTCTACAATATTCCCCATCCATACTTTTTGAGGCGCATCAGTTGAATCATCAAGACCCTTGAACCATAAATACAGCTCACAATCCGTTGTTTCGATATTATTTGCCGCAGTCCAGAGGATGGTGTCCATGTTCGGGCTGGCGTTAGGGTCATTTATCAGGTCTAGCGCAAAGTCGGACACCTGTGAGATTGCCAGCTCGTTCGATATGCTTTCGTCAATTGCCCCCCAGCTTTTTACCCATGCAAGGGTCGTTATTCCTCCGTTCCAGGCAGGCAAGGAAAAGGCCTGATCTGACAGGTATTTTGTGCCTGAAGACGGGAACGGGCATTTCAATATCCACACGGGGCTGGCCCCGGTTTTTTTGTTTTTTTCAGTAGTAAAATTTGTGGGAAATGTCTTCATTATTGGAGATTTTTTAGCCTTCTGAGTTCTTCCTGGAGCGGTTTTACAATCTTTCTTGCAAGCATTGCCGGGCTGTCGGTTTCCCGCGCGGTGATTTCGATTTTTGGGATGTTGATGGTGATGTTTCTACCCGGCACAGATACAGGGTTTTGGGGCTGTGCCTGGGGTAGAGACGCACGGCCGTGCGTCTCTACGTTCTGGATGCGGTTGGGCCGGATTGGCTCTGTACGGACAACGGTATCGGGTCTGTAGAGGTTTTCTACGCGATACTGCACGCTCTGGCTCGTTTCGTTTACCATATTGTTTTTATGAACATTTTCAGTATTGATAGCCCTGGTTTGCGATATATTTTCTGTGTTTTTAACGATGTTTTTTGTATTCTCAAAGATGTGGTTTTGATAGATGTTCTGTCTGCTCACCTCGGCAGGAGGAGGTGCAGGATTTTGTATTTCTACCTGACTATTCCCAGGATTTCCGACATTATTTTCCCTATCCCTAAAGGTGTTCTGGACGATATTCTTTACCTCCTCGAAGGTATGATTCTGGTAGATATTGTACCTGGCAGGTACCACGGCCTCGCCTTTGTGCAGCTCTGCTATCCTATCATCATCTATATACCGTGATCCTACGAAATACGATGGCAAGGCGCTTGTCCCTGAAAACGGCTGAAAACCATTTCCTCCCGGTGCAGCTCCGGTCTGTACTGTCTGTATGAGAATGGTCTTACGCGTGACATCAGGTATGGAATTCATGAGCGATTTCACATCGTTCAGGGCTGTTAGTGCCTGCGATACGTCGATTATCAACACTAGTGATCGCAGGATATTTTGCAGATTCTCAGCGTCGGTCTTTATCATGCTGAGCTGGTTGAGCACCTGAGAGGCATCCGCGCTGAGCCTCATGGTCTGCATGGCAGCGCCGAGCGAGAGTATTTCGCTTCTTACGAGCGATGCTGTAGAGGCTATCTGCATCAGGGACGCATTCAAGGAAGAGACAATCTCTTGCGACTGTCTGAGCTTTGATGTACCGATGTCGAATTGCGGCTTTGAGAGTTGGAACGGCTCTAGTTTGAAGTCTGGTAATTGAAAATTTGAGAACATGGACTGCATGTCCTGTGTGACGCTGGATTTCATCTGCGATATTTGTTCGGACAAGGGCGTGAAATTGGCCACAATATTTGGCCTTTCATCGCCGATAGAACCTATCATTTCCCTGATATCCTGTACCTTCTCCGAAATAGGCTTGATTTCAGAGCCTTCCCCATAGAACCTTACCACCAAGGGCGTCTCAATCTCCCGCTTAATCGCCTGTATTGCCCCCATTGCCTGTGTGGTATCGATGGTAAGTTTCAGAGACGTCATCCTATCGCCAAGGTCTATAATCTCTGCCTTGTAGGATCCCAGCACCGCTTTTGCCTCAGCAATAGCATCTCGCAGGGTGGCTGCCCACGTCTGTGTTTGCTCGATCTCCTGCTGTTTTGCGGCTATCATTTTTTCTTGCTCCGTCACGATTTCCGACTGTGCAAGTTTGACCTGATCCAAGGCAGTCCGTGATGCATTTTGCAGGCTGATGTATTCTTTGCCGTCCTCTACCACGGCATTGGCCGCACTCGCAGCGGCTTGCTGGTATTTCGCAAGGGCATCGATACGCGCCTGGCCGTTCAGAAGTAGGGCAGACTGGTATTGTCCCTCTAGCGATCTTTGTGTGTCATAATATTTTTGCACCTCGGACTTGTTTTGATTGAATATCTTATCCTTGAGAGATTTTTCCAGGTCGGCATACCCCTGCCTTTGCTGGGATATCTGCGTCTCAAGGGCTAAAAGCTCCTGCGTCTTCCGCTTCTGCTCATCGATAGCGCTGGTATGGAGCGCGGTAAGGGTGTCGTAGTATTGCTGCCAGGCATCCAGTCTCGTGGATATCTGTGTTTTCTCTGCCGTAAGGACCGCTATTGCCTGGTTTTTCATATCTTCGGGAGATGCGCCGGTGGCTTTCATCTGCTCGAAGATCGCCCGCTGGGCATTGGCTTGCTTTTTGTAGACCTCATCAACCGTTTCAAGGTACCCAGTTAGTACGGTTTTCAGGTTTGCTATCGTATTTTTCTGTGCCTCTTCGTACTGCCTTACGGCGATACGGTTCTTTTCCCATACTCCTGAGAAGTCAAATCCCTCTTTATCCCCTGCACCCTGCATTATGCCCTGTATCTCTTCCATGGATTTTTTCATCTCGTCCAGGTCCCGTGCGGGTATTTTCAAGTTCAGGGCAAACTCCGTCCCGGCAAATTTCAGGACGTCAATGCCAACCGATTCCACAACCTTGGAGTATTCTTGTAGTAATTTCACATTCTTTTCAATCGCCTTCCCCTTTTCCGCCTCGGCTTGCGCTGCCCTATCCGTGGCGCTTACAGCGTTTGTCTGCGCGGCCATCAATTCTTCCGAGCTTGCCGTTATGGCAGACATATTTTCCCAGGCTTGCTTGCCAAGGTCTTTCGTTGCCTCCCATGTCGTCATCATGGCCATTTTGAGTTCGTCGTATGCGCCGCTCGTGATGTGTACTGCATCGGTGACCCAGGTGAGCGCCATACCTATCCCCATAAACCCTGTCCCCACAAGCGCAATTGCACTGGCAAGTCCCTGGAAGAGTCCGTACAAGGCCAAGCCGCCCTTTACGATGAACGCCCCTACTTCTAGTCTGAGGTTGGCTACCGATGCGGTGAGTTGCTCCATCCGCTCTTTTGCCGTGAGCACGGAAAGATCATGCCGCTCCAGAGATTCCCTTCCCGCCTCAATCGTTGCATTGAGGACTGCCATTTTTTGTTCTTGTGAGGTTAGCTCGCTTGCAGATTTTCCCAGGCTCTGCGCCATCTTCCCATTTGCTTCTTCAAGCTTAATCACAATTCCCAGATTGTCCAGGAATAGAGGGCTTGCCCTGCCTATCCCAAGGGCAATACTATCAAACGCATCCTTAGCCGTTATCCCCATATCCCTGCTCTTTGCCCTGGCAATTGCCATGAGATCGCCCAGTTTTTCCACGGGAATGCCGAGCGAAATAGCCCGGTTTGTAGCCTCCACCAGGCTTTTGTTGTCAATAATCCCCCCGGAGAGTTCTTTTATACGGCTAAAGACCTGCTCCGCATCGTGCCCCATAGAGTTAACCATGGAGCGGAATGCGCTCATGGATTGCTGGAATGATGCCGTTTGCTGGGCCATATCCCACGCCTTTGATATAGCAAGCCATGCCCCGGTGATAGCGGCTGATACGGATAGCCAGTGGGTTTTAATGAAGTTAAAGCCGGAGGTGATGTTTGTTTTCAGGGTATCAAATGCGGATGCTACAGCACTGCCGGTGCTTTTTCCTGAGTTTGCTATACCGCTGAACGCCGATTTCGCCGATTCCTGGACGGCGCTGAATGCCTGTTTTGTGGCGTCCACGGCGGTTATCAGTAATTTGACTTCTGTTGCCATCTTTTGGTAATCCCCCTTGGCCCCCCTTTGGAAAAGGGGGAAATAATGAGGTTCGTCTAATTTTCATTCTTTGGTTGATTTTTTCTTACTTCAGCTTCAACGATAGCAAGGTATTCAATGTCTTCTTTCTGTGCCTCACACATGCTGAGTATGGTGCCGGGATCTACCAGATCATGCAAGGATTTCAGCAGGGTGTGCATTTCCATAACCTTCTGACCTCGTTGGGTCAGTGCAGGTATCAGGCATCCTTTGCCTTCTACCTCGCAGTCCGGGGTGGCATCGTCCACCGTCTGCATGTCCCGGCATGCCTCGCAACTCACACCAGGGTAGTCTAGCTTTGCCCTGATGTGGTCGAGGAGTTTTTTGCGGTCTTCTCCTTTTCTTGCTGCATGAGGGTTTCGAGGTCTACACATGCTTCGTTGACGAACCGGCTGAAGGCGTTCCATTTAGTCATCATAAGGTCAATGTTTTCCGGGGTGCAGGGGAACGGCTGCCCGTCCATGGTGAAGCCTTTCCAGTCCTTCACCGCTGCACGGCCTAGTAGTTTGTCGGCCTCTACGGAATCGAATTCCTCAGCTTTTTGATGGTTCTTGTAGGTGATTCTTTTGGCTTTTGTGTATATTTTTTGCAGCTCTTCTCTGCTGATATACTGAATGAGTACTTCGGTATCTTCGCTGAATGGTACCCAGACTTGTAATGCATCTTTTTTTAGTGCGCTGATATCCATGATTTCTCCTTATCGTATTTGCTATTTTTAATCCCCCCTGCCCCCTTTAGAAAAGGGGGAGATTCATCGCAGGGACACGGTACTCCGTGTCCCTGCAAGGGGGTTTATCACATTCCTGCTAAACCAAAGGATCGGTGTTTCTGCGATTCGTTCCACTGATCCAGAATGGATCGGTAATTCCCATCCCCAATGGCGTATCAGATGTTGCTTGCACCAGGAATTCAAGCGGTTCTTTAATAATGCCTGGCTCTTCTGTGATATTATCGTTCTTTAGTTGGAGGTGAGGGAACTGCAGCTTGAATGAACGGTATGAAGCCCCCTCTATCAAGGCCCCCGTAAATGTAATATCCATCTTTTTACGTGTGTCGTTGATCAGTGTTGTTAAGTAAGTTGTACTTGTGTGGCGGGGGAATGTGAGAGTCAGAGACACTTCCGGCATACCTGCGTTTTGTGGTTCGTCAATCAATTCCTGTTTCGCCGTACCGGTTTGATCTAAATATTGCCCGGTGTACACGCCTTCCAGCTTCCGCATAACTTTTAATTCGAATGCGGAGGGGTAAACCTTATCCCCAGCCGCAAACCCCGCGCCAGATTTATCGTTTATCCGAAATACACCTTCAGAGAAGCGGACCCGGTTCGATTTCTCAACATACGTAACATTATTAAACGTAGTAGTGGTATTAACAATACTGGCGTATTCCTTATTATTAGCTATGACATGGAAGATGATCTGTAACGGGTTACCTACGTCTCCTTTTAGCGTGAAGCCGACGACTTTTACCGATACTGCCTCCTCTATGTAATCCTTCATGTTTAAGCAAAAAGTACAGAACAACCCATCGATGATCTTATTCCACTTATAGATGTAATTGTACGCCGGGACACCCGTAGTCGTTTTCCTGCACACAATGGTACCGGTGGCTGGAGTTGTCGGTGAGCCGGTGACGGTGTAAGTAAAGGAGTTAGTGTCGATTACTGTGATCGTAAAGGTGCCGTTGTATTGCGATTGCGTAGCGCCTGCGATGGTAACAACGTCACCTGTGGTGTATCCATGGGATGATACCGTTGCCGTTGCAGTAGTACTAGTACGGGTTATGCTGGTTACACTCTTCGTTGTACCGTCCAGGGTAGGCACACCGGCAATGCCCATGAATAGGGCAAGAAGCAGCCCTGTGTTCCCGTCATACCGCAAGTAACACGGTATATCGCCAGACACTTTTACGGCGCCCGGTGTGCCGTCTTCGGTGAAGAAATTGCCCAGTGAGTCGTCAAGATCAATCTCTGCTTCGCGTTTCAGAGTGGTCGGCAAGAGTAAGATGCCGTCGTTTGCGCCACAGGTAACGGCAGTATTCCAAGTAGCAGCTTTTTTCACCGCGCCTTTTACTTCGACGCCTGCTAAACCCATTGTTTATTTCCTCCAAAAAAATTCTTTTATTAGGTTAGATATAGAGCAAACTCTTTGGGGTTGCCTGGTAGAGAGACGCACAGCCGTGCGTCTCTACGGTTCGCCGCCGCCAGGTGGCGGTGGTTCAGGTACCAAATCGAATAGCTGATCGCCGAATTTGGTTTCATCGATTTCATATTCCCGACCAACAACCAACAGGCCCAGATCGGGGTGATAGGTGTTACCGATTTTTGCTATGACTTTTATTCTCACAAAAACCCTCCTTTTCTTGCTAAAGTTTTTTTAATCCCCCTGCCCCCGTAGGGACACGGCGCACCGTGTCCATAAAAAGGACACGGCGCACCGTGTCCCTACAAAAGGGGGAAATTACGTGTATACGGTATCAAAATTTGTCTGGAATCCGATCCCGTAGACGGTGATCGTCTGCGAGGTAAATACGAACTGCACTTCAGTGAGTTGCATACGTTCTATATCAAGCCCGAAGTTCTGGTTTGTGATATACTTTGTTACGTCCTTTATCAGCTTATAGACTCCACCCGCCCCGTCCTTCCGTACGGCCTCCTGGCCTTTCAGGTTCTTGTTTGCGGCAAGGATGTTGAAGACGGCTACCTCGTTGTAGTTTGCTTCGTTGTCGATCCAGTCGAATTGAGATCCCGCATAGGTGACGTAGAGCGCAGGATACTGGATGGGCAGCTCCTCGATTTTCGCCTCGAGCTGGCCGGCGTAGGTTTCTACAGTACGGGCGTAGGTGATTCTTGTTTTGAGCTCTGTGATGATCTTGTCTTCTATTTGTTCGAAATCCATAATCCCCCCTGCCCCCCTTTAAAAAAGGGGGATGATGTTAGAACCCTGACATTGATTTTGAGGTAAATATTCTGTCGTCCAGTGTCTTTGTTGATTGTACGCCGCCTTCGCCTGGCGAGGCAGGTTCGGGTTGTTCGCCGATTGAGATTTTGCCTTCAGCAATTTTTGTAAGCAGGGCGATGGCGTCCTTGTAGCGGTCGCGCCGCGTTTCCGGCATTTGTTCTACTCTGCGGGAGTAAAGGTTGTAGATTGCTATATCTACCGATGCCTTTTTCACGATGTCCGGGACGGTTGTAAAGGGCACGGTAAAAACCTGTCCGCAGTAGGTGTCGATCTCGGCATCGGCTTGCGCAATTGCCTCGTCAACCCTTGTCTGGTTTACGGCTCCTGTATTCTCGTCATCGGTCAGTTGTGTGACCGATGCCTCAGAGATGAGCTTTTTTATGTCGTTCAGTGTTGAATATGCCATATCATTTACCGTTATTTATTTTCAAAGGGTTTCTGCAAGACCTTAAATCCCATCGCGCCAAGGAAGAGGATAATGAGCTGTATGTCCGGCTTCCAGGCGCCTGCGGTGAACACGGCATGCATCCAGTCTGTTGCCATGCAGCACATGATTACGAACGGGAATAGCCTCGATGCGCTGAGGCCGCCGTCATTTTCCTGGAGAAATTCCAAGAGTTTCATTTTTTTGTCCTTTCTTTAATCCCCCCTAGCCCCCCTTTAGAAAAGGGGGGAAATTCACCCCTAGCCCCATTTAAAAAAGGGGGATAGACTGTTTCCCCCTTTTCTAAAGGGGGACTAAGGGGGATTATTCGTTCTATGGTTTTGTGTTGGTTGCGTTCCGGACATACACCGTATGTCCGAGCGTAAGCCCTGGCGCCGTTGTTAGCCCTACCGTGTTCCCCTTCAGCACATTGCCGTACAATAACACCGGTTCTTCCATGTGCGACCCCTGATAGTTCTCCCGGGTGTTGCCGTCAGCCATACAGCCAATGCCGGCCATGGCGTTATCGCTGATGTAATTTCCGCTTATTACGAACTCCCTGGGTGAGGCATCCGGGTAATCAATGAGCTGGATTCCATCCTCTTCACACCCGGCAATAACATTTTCTTTTATTGCGTACACCATAGCCTCTTGCGTGGGTTTTAACCGTATCTCTATGCCGTCATCACCGCACTGGAGAATTTTATTTTTCCGGATGGTGATGTTTCCTGTTTCGCTATCTATGTCTATCCCGTCATCGCCCGCATCTTGTATGATGCAGTACTCCACCGTTCCGGAACCTTCAGCCTCGAAGCTGATAACGTCGCTTTTATTATCATAAAACACGCACCGTTCTATCATGCCTTTCCCGTGCACGATGACCGGTTTTTGTGCATTCGTAATGTCCAGCCCGATAAGCCGCGCCGCGCCGGTGATGGTGAATACCGTCTTTTCGCTTCCGTCAATCGTCACCCGTGCGGCAGACTTTGTGCCGGTTTTTGAGCGAATGGCAATATCCTTGTCTACTACGATCCCGTTTTCCGTGTATGCGCCTGGCGCTATCTCTACCTCATCGCCGTCCTGCGCAAGGGCGATCGCATCCTTAATCGCGCCTGCATCGCCAGGAACGGTAATAATCCCGGCAGTAACAACAGGACACAGGGCAAATAAGAGCGCAGCGCATAACAACCCTGTACACTTCATAATCCATCTCATATCCATTTCCATGTTTCATTCCTTTCTTTTTCCTTGATCGCTAGTAAAAGGGGCAAGGCTAAAACCTCGCCCTACGTTGCATCTATTTTGGCCTCAGGGCGCCGCGGTAAATACCGCCGTCCACGCCTGGCCAACCTTTCGGGGTGAGGTCAAGAGCGCCTTTCATTCCGAATGCAGTCGTTGGCCGGTAATTGCTATCCAGCCCCGGGTTGCCTTCAACGCCAGAGCTTTCCCATCCGGGCGCATAATAAGATTTCGTTGCGTTAAAATCTCCTGATGCCAGGAAGCCATTCAAGGAGTTGGTGTCTGTGCTCGTTGCGCCATTTAATGTCCTGAATGCGTAATCCGTTCGTGTGCCAGGAAACGAATTGTAGTAGCAATTACCGTCATAGATAGACTCCGACACGGTGTTATTAATCTGCCACTCACGCATATACCGGTAATCGCATATTTGAACTATGATGTTGTTGTAGACCTCTTGATACACCCCTGCGGTAGTGGTTCCAAACCGGTACTCAAGTCCGGCGCCGTAGTTACTGAGTTCGCGGCCGAAAAGTATGGTATTGTTGTAGACCTTCCAGGGGCATTTCGTTGTCCCCTCCTCAGAACTGTGATCGCCAAATGGCCGCGCCCATACCATGCCATCGTAAACCGGGGGATTGCCGACCCCAGGCCCTGCATACTCATCGCCGAAGGTGTCGAAATCTAATTTATCCCCAAACCCCACGCCATCGTTGTTTTTTGCTCTGCCTCCCAGTTTTTTCTTCGTGCAATCGATAATGTTATGGTGCACATAGATTTTTCCCAGATCTGCATCAGCAGCGTTCCCGGACCAATTCGTTGAGAATCCCTTCGAACAGGCAATTATCTTGTTGTTATACATAGTAAGATCATGGCATTCGGTGCCGATTTGCATACAATCATCCCGAACACCCATAAATGTATTGTCGTGAACCGACACGTTATAGGCAGCATCAATGGGGTTGACGCCGTCGAAAACATTTTCGAAATAGCAGTATGCTACTTCAATATCGTGGCAGATGCCGTCTAGCTGCGCGGCTGCGCCCTGGTAGTTTCCCGCGATCTGAGATTGATCAGATCTCTTACCCTTGATGTCTGTCCATGAGATCCAATCAGGCACTCTGCCAATAAACTTACAATTCTCAATGAGAATGTTATAAACGGTTGTTCTGATAAGCAGGGGAGTGCGCCCTCCGATTATTGTACAATTGCGTATATTAATGTCGTGTGCACCCTCTGTGAACTCAATGGCATTCAACTGATACCTGACTTCAATTCCCTCAAAATTAATGTACGATGCAGTTGCGCCAAACTTCACCGTTTCAGCGTCCCCAAAAATAAATAGAGACGTTTCCCGCGGGTCAGAACTCAACGGATAACGCAAATTCATAGTATCCGCTATATCGCTTACAACTAACCTGCAGTATATTTTGTCGGTACCCGTGTCGTAATAAAGACCCGGGCCGCAGTAAGTCCCGGTTGCTGTACCCATAGTGGCGTTCTGATTTTCCGACATCAGATCTACCATCCTGTCATACGCATTTAACGCATATCCGCCATTTTCTGGCCCAAGATACCCGTATGCGCTGCCTATGCCCGATGGATACGTGTTTGTGGTGACATAGGTACTCGTGCTCGTGCCGTACATTGTCCAAAGGGTGTTCGGCGCCTTTCTCAGCGCCTTACACTCACTACCCCCGTCAATAATGGGAGACTCCCCGGGGTATGATCGTATCGTGATGCGATTAGATGCGGCGCCACTTACGATGATGGTAAATCTTTCGTAGTAAATTCCACCCCTCAGGATGAGAATATCGCCAGGCAACAGGGTGTTAATTTTAGCTGCTAACGTTTTCCAGGGACTTGCCTTTGTGCCTGAATTTCCGTCATTACCCGTGTTTGGGTCGACATAATAGGTGGCCGGGTATACCTTGCTTGCAAGGGAAATGAACCATAAAAATGCAGTAACTATACACCACACCCTAAATATTTTTTTCATGATATTACAGCGCCTCCACGGCCGCGCCGCGCAGATATGCGGTATCCGAACCGTTCGCAAGGGTAATCTGAAATTCCAGCGCTAAATCGGTATCGGTATTTACCGCTCCATTTACCGCCGTTGACGTAGAACCGCTTGCCCATGAACCCTGGCCTACCGATTGCCCTGTTGCCCATTGCGCTGTGGTGGTACCTATGTTCAGCACGTCTAATTGATGTTTTCTGGTAAGAGAAGAGCTATCGCTGAAATTCATAAAGGAGCTACCCCCTAACCGTATCCTTACTGTCTTAGAATCAGTCGCGTCACTAAACTCCCAGTATGTTACGATACGAAGGATCCCATTTGCACCCATCGTGCCGCCTGGCAGTGTCCACGATAAAACCGTTGTTTCGTTTGTGTCCCCTGTATGGCTCGCAGTTCCCGCCGTGTACTTGTAAACAATCCTTTGTATCGCTACCGTTGCCGTGCCCTGGTTCAGCACGCTGCCGCCCGTTACCCATGCGTCAACTTTACCGTTAGCGTCCAGAGGGGCAAGGCCATTTGCGGCGCCTTTACTCGATATAAAGGCATCAACCTGAACAGGGGTATTAATTCCAATATCTTGCAGATCGTTATAACTTCTGTTCGCTATCTGTGTTATATTTGTTATTCCACCAGGCGTTACCCATCCATCCAGCTTCCCATTTACATCTGCAATTGGGATCTTACTCGCTGTTGGAGTTGCCGTTGCGTTTACAGGATTCTGAACTACCAGGCTTGATGCGTTGAGGGATGCGTACCCGCTTGCGGCGCCTTTGTTTGCTGCGTTTTCCGGGGTAAAACCAAGCGCGCTCTGTTTGGTATTGAAGGTTGTCCAATCTGTGCTACTCAGGTAACCGCTTTGTGTGCCGGTTGATTGGGTAATAGATAACGTCCTGTCTACGCTCAGGTCTCCGCCGCCGGCGAGCGGGGCTGTGGTGCTGATAGTGCGGTTTGTCGGCACTCCGCCGCCGCCTCCGCCTGTGCTGGCGGTGGTCTGGCTGGTGCCATCGGCGAAGCGGATGTATTTCCAGTCGCCGTTATCCGTAAGGCTTTTCTTGAGCGCCTCATTGATCTTTGTGCTAAAGGCGTTTGCTCCCAGGATCGCTACTGCGATGATTGAGAGTATTACCATTGAATATTTTTTCATGCCTTAATTCCTCAGTTCTGCAAGGCCGTACAGGTAGATCACGCTTGCGTTCGTGGTCGAATAGTTCAACCCCACGCGGATCTTCCTGACCTGCTCGGAGATCATGATAATTTCATCGATTGTCGTTGCGGCTGTGTAGACTTTTGATACGATCTCGCACGGCCGGGTGTCTTTCCCTGTGATGCCTTCCACCCTCACAGTGTACGTGCCGGGCGACATGCTATCGATTCCAACCTGCAGGCTTATTGCCACCGCGTCAGGGATTGATACCCATCCATCGTTGATGCCGTTCAGGTTAGGCGCATCGTAGACGTACCCGGTCGTGGTGCCGTATGACGCCCCGATATTGTAGTTTTCGAAGAACGTCATTTTGCGAAGATAATGCAACCCGGTCCGTTCGTCTGTGTAGGTTGCGGCGTGGAGAGACGCACGGCTGTGCGTCTCTACGGTGGCGCACCATGCTGCTAACAGCATAAGGACGATTGATAGATATCTGTTTTTCATTACCAATTCCTTTTTTGTTTTTAATCCCCCTTGATCCCCCTTTAGAAAAGGGGGAAATTCATTCCTCCCCCTTCTAAATTGAGAAAAATCATCTCCCCCTTTTTTAAAGGGGGGCAGGGGGGATTATGTTAGGTTAATAAGGTATCTACCCATAAAAAGCCCAGGTCAGCCCCGGTTACCACAATATCGCACTCCTCTGCCACCTCGTACACGTCCTGATGCTCTGCATTTTCCCTCCACGTTGTGGTCCTGCGCGGCTGGCCGTTTTCGTAGTTTACCCGCGCCTGGTAGCCGGCGCTGGGGGTTTTCAGACCTGGAGCGGACGGACGGTGGAAGAGGAACCCGGCGCCTTTCCCCGCATTCTTTTCCCAGATATTTGATGCGGTAAAGTCTGTGCCGTCCTTCTTTTCCTTCGCCGTTGAGTAGATCGCCTCGCCGATAATGACTTCATCAAGCTCTAAAATAGCGGCAAGCAGCTCTTTTGTCAGCACGCCGCGCTCGGTGTACTTGATCTTATCGAGCACCGTGGCCTCTTCTTTCAGCGAATTGTACGTGCCAAAGTCCATCATAAGCACGTTCGGTTTCAGGCCGGTGTTGCTGCGTATCGTTTCCACCCGTGCGCGCACATCGGCCAGGAAGGTATTGCCTGAGCCTGCAGCCCATAATCCGCCGGCATCCTCGCCGCCGGAAACGCCAGACCATGTGGTGGTTAATATTTTACTTGCGATAATGCGCTCTTTTTTCAGATCGATTTTTTCCGAACAGAATTCTATAGCGTCCTGGTCGGGCTTGAGAGGCGGCTCTCCCATCGCCGGGTTGCCGGAGAACCTGCGGTCCTCATCGGTCACCTCCTTCGCAAACGCATACTCAACGGTTGATATCGAGAGGTAATCAACCGGATATCCGCCCCGTCCGGCGCGTGAACCAGGCCCGCGTATCACGGCCTCATCACGGAACCAGGCGCCCTTCTGGTATCGCGCAATCTTTGCTTTAGGCGATACGTTCGGTATGACAGGAAACACCCTGTCCCCGATATAACTTTTGTTCCGGTACGCAATACTGACGTTTGCCAGTGGTCCGGCAACGATTAATTCTCTTACATTTGGTGGCATGGCTATCTCCTATAAAAAAACCTGTTGTCAGATTAACGTTGAAATGGTGAATGGTGAATGGTAAATGGTGAATGGTGACTCACAACTCACCATTCACAACTCACCATTCACCATTCACAACTTTCAACTTATTTATGACGCTGCGTTTACCTGATGAACTGCCCCGCTCAGGAGCACCTCTCCCAGCTCGTCCTCAGCTCCTCCAACGAGGCATCTGCCGATGGCGAGGTCAAGGGCGCCGTCTGCGTCCATCCCTTTGCCCGCATCCGCCGCGCTTACATACTCAAGTTTTACCCATTCGTTCTCAGCCACGGTTTCACCGAGCTGGATTTTACTCACCCCTATCAGCCTTACTACCGCAGCTTCGCCTGCGGCAGGGGCATTCTGAAGCACCCCAAGGGGGATGTCGGTCGATGCGTCCGGCCTGCGCACCTTGCCGGATGCAAGGACAACGATGCGGTACTGATCGTTGCTGAGGTCCTCGGCTGCCTCATATGATAGATCTAAGATTTTGTTTTCTAGCGCCATGTTTTCCTTAAACCTCCTTTGTTAAAAAAGAAAATTTCCCCCCTTTTCTAAAGGGGGGCAGGGGGGATTACGTTACCCGCCAATTTCCAACGCATATTCCCGCGCCAGCGCCGGGTTTTCAACCTGCGCCTCAGAAAACGCCTGGCTGTAGGAAAGGTTTTTATTGTCCTTCATCTTTTGCTGTGTCAGGGTTGCAAGCTTTTCGCCAGCATTTCCGCCTGCCGTGATATCCTTATCGCTCCCGGCCACTTCGCTAAACTCGATCTGCTTTTTGAAGCTGGAGAGGAACGAACGGAAGTATTCAAGCGGCGTTTGTTTTACCTTCTTGTCGCCTTCCGCGAACTCAATCGTATCCTGGACGGTCGATATCTTCTCCATAAAGGTCTGTATACCCATGCCGTATTTCATCTGTGCCGGGGTAAGCTTGCCTTCCTTCAACAGGCCTTCACAGAATGAGGATATGTGCCGTTTCTGTGCCTCTGCCTCCTGTGCTTTCAGGGCGTCTTCGCGTGACTTGAGCTCGGCATCCTTCTTTTTCTGCGCCTCAGAAAACTCCTGCTCTTTTGCCTGTACCCGTTTCTGGACCTCGGTCTCAATCTCCAATTTCCGCAGGTCTGCATCACTGAATGACGGTGATGGATTTTGCGGGATATCCTCAATCTCCACGCCTTCGTCTTTTGCCTTCTTTTTCATCCATTCGAAAAATTTCATACTTCGTGCCTCCTTTCTGTTTTGATCAATTCCCCCCTTTTCTCTCTGATCAATTCCCCCCTTTTCCAAAGGGGGGCAGGGGGGATTACCTTCCTCAAATTCGATTGTCACTCCTTCCTTTTCTTTCTCCTGAAATGCAACATTCGCCAGCCCTCTTACGGCCGGTGGGTTAGCGCCCAGCCAACCAATATGTACGAGAGACAGGTCTGGATTCAACTTAATTGACCGCTTTCTGAATAGCCCCTTACGTACCATTTCTACGAATTCAGGGACAAAGTCCTTGCTCTGTGCGTACAATACCTGCCCTTCCCGTTTCAGCGCTTCCACCCAGCCCCATGCCGGGGAATCATGCTCAGGGTGGCCAATCACGTGTGGGGCTTCATACTCGGCAGGATTATACTTTGCAACAATCGTATCAAGGTCCTTCTCCGTCCATTCCCTCGTGACGCCCGATGCTGAGGTATGGGTGCCGGTTTTAAAAATTGGTATCCATGGTATAGTATTCGTCATGATAGTATTCGTCATGTATGTAACTCCTTTTATTCGCTACAGTAATCCCCCTTAGTCCCCCTTTAGAAAAGGGGGAAAATTATCTCCCCCTTTTCTAAAGGGGGGCAGGGGGGATTCATGTATTCCCCTTCGTGATATACTTCTCGATCGCCCTGTGCATCTTTCCCCAGTCCTCGTCCTGTACCATGAGGAATGGCCGTGGCGGCAAACCGGGATGGTTTACTTTTTTTATCGGATGCCGTGCTCCCTTCCAAAACAGGGCTTTTTTATGTCTTGGTACAATGGTATAGGGTTTAGTGCCAAACTGATGATAAGCTGCATACTTTACGTTCGTCCCCACCTCCACGCGGTCAGGGTATCCCTTTACCGTAAACAATCCCCGCAACCTTCCGGTGTCAGAGAGCGTCTGGCCGCCTTTTTCTTTTACTCGCTTCGATTCCTTCCACGCCTCTGGCCTGCCGGGTGGTTTTGCCGCAAAATTTTGCTCGATAGATCGCCTTACGATTTCTCCGATATTCCGCATCACCGGGCTGAGGTCTTGCATCCTTGCCCGGAGTTGCGCAAAAAGGTCTCTTACCGGGGCAACGTCGACATTGATCGTAATGAGCATCTTGCAATATCCTTTTTTTGTGATACAATTACGCTAGGAGATGTATGGTGCGGCGGGGCTACCCAGTCTAAGCGGCCATACATGGATGCGATGTAGACCGTCCCATCCATTACTCCTTTATCCCCTATGTGTCCTTAAAAATAAGGACCCCATTTCTTAGTTTATTTGCATATTCAAAATCGTCCGGCTGAAAAGCAGTTACACCCGTCCACCCATCACTACCATATTCAAAAGCTGTAAACCCTGTCATTTTGTTATCAGGCCCGGTAGAAAATCCCCTGATATATCGTCTTCTTAATACAATACGCCCGGACTTGTTTTCCATCATTGGCACGAGCCAAATTTCATACGGGTTTTGTATTGTACGCGCTAAGAGTTTCACATATTGTTCGCGCCCCTTTTTTTTGATCTTTAACTTACCGCGAATATCGGTAAATAAATCCAGGGAGATAACAAGAGTCTCGCCTGCCTTATCATGATAGATACCCTGTTTTACTGTTTCCGGGCTGAATTCACTGATAAATTTCTTGTAGTAGTCCATCTCTGCTAATCCTTGCGGCACAATATCCTCGTTGCCGTACCTGAAATAATCCTTTTTTCGCAAATTTTCCATTTTGCGCTGTCCATAGTCGGTATAGGTGTTTATTCCTTTATCAGTAAAACCACTCTTGCTTTCTTTAGGAACTATTCCACCCCATATTGATTTGCCCGGATTATGATCAAATCCCTGGTCCGGGACAAGCGACCTTGCTGGTAGTTTATTGCCCGTTACAGGATCTATGGGTTCTACTAAACCACCCGTAGGGTCTTCGGTCTCTACCGGTAAGTTTTCACTATCAATATCATCTTGCGACAGGGTTACCACACCGCACCGGCAATTGAACCCATTTGGCGGATACCAGGTATTCCAGAAAGGGTGGCCATAGGGGAATATCTTCCCGTTCATTTCCCAGTGTGTTGGTCGTGTGCGGCTGTCATTAACCGCGCTGTACTGCCAATAGGGTCTATCTTTCGCAACGGCCATCATCTCTTTATATCTGCCGACCGAGTATGCCGTCTGGACATTTGTCCTGAAAATAGTTTCTAGCCTCCATGCTGCCTTACCCGTCCAGCCCCTGCGTTCGAATACTGCCCTTGCATCCCTCTTAAAATCTTCAAAGGTGGTTCCCTTTTCGAGCGCTCGTTGCAGTGCATTAAAAACGGTTTCCAGTTCCTCTCCCTTTGCAATTCCCGATACGGCAAACGCCCTGATCTTTGCCTCATCGGAAAGCTGCGCATACTCGCCTGGCGAAAGCAGATACTTATCCAGCCAGAATTGTATTGCGCTTTCCATCGGGAGTGGTTCGAGGTTAATCACGTTCGTTCTCCCTTACGGTATACCTTCCGAAAACATCGGCTTGAAAAATCGATCGCTCAAGGAATTCTCTGAGTTTCCCGGTATCTATCTCCGGATAGAGTTCTAACAACCTGGCCATTGCCTCCTCATAACTTGAAGAAGAGAGCACAGCATCCAATATCTTCTTTTCATTCCCTTCTAATGCTTTTGATGCCTCCGGTATAGTTTTACTTACGAGCGATTCAATCGCCCTTTGTTCCGGCGTAAATTCTTCTGCATCGGCAAAGCAGTGTTGGCACCGTTTCGCATATTCAGCAAACTTCATGTTCTCCCCCTGTTGTCCCCCGCTGGCGGGGGTAGGGGGTGGAAAAACAGCAGATGAGGGAATCTCTACAAGTTCATCGCCTTCCTCGGGTTGCGGGATCCCGTACGTTTCATAGAAATATTTCTTGCTGACTGGCAACCCGATTTCCCTCACAAGGATCCTGTCGCGCTCGGCAAGCGGCTTCAGGTCCTGTTCCTGTTCTGTACGGATCCATACCTTCGGATATACCGTCACGCCAGGAAAATTATAGTCCACAATCCACCGGATCAGGCTGTTGTTCTGACATTCGCAGAGTGCGTCCGCATCGGCCTTGATGTACTCCTGCCGAACATCATTATGCGTTTCTGATGCGGCATACGACCCCTTATCTCCAACCTCTGTTGTCAGCGTCTGACCGAGAATAATTTTACTGATCTCGCTGTTAAGATGCTTGTAAAGTGACTCATACGTATTAATCGTCCCCGACCTCTCTGCCTCTAAAAATTCAACCATCATCGTGTCAGGTATCGTAACACAAGACTCTTGCTGAATCGTTTCCAGGGTTTCAAGGAGTTTTGTCTGCTTGTCGCCCGGTGTGCCGCCAGGGTATTTCCCTATGGCCGTTGGTGATCCGAACTTTTCAGCAAATATCAACCAGAACTTTACGGCGTTCTTCTTAAACCACACAGGCCAGTAAAGCGAAGAGCCAAGCCCATCGCCGTAGTAACTCCCGTTTGCCGACACGTTCCTGAAGACAACAAACTTCCGCTCCGGCACCGCCTCGCCTTCGATCATATTCTGAAGTGTCAGTAGCCTGAGCTTGCCATCCAGGTCAAACACAAACCGCCGTGGCGCCTTCCCGATAATATCCTTAACCCAGACGTCACCCTCTGAATATTCCCACATAACCTCAGCAGGCTTATAACCCAGCACGATACCGGACAGCAGTGCATGGCGGGCAGCATCGTAGTTGAAACCCAGGAGTACCTCTTTTACGAACTCTGCAATCTTTATATCCTGTGCATTGTCTGATGCAGGAATAATCTCCCATTCCCTGCCGATTACAGCCAACTTCCTCGTCTGTAAGGTTGAACGCACCTGGGGATCGCGCAGCAGGTCATCATACAGCTCGATCCCTTTTCCTCCTGATTCAGACTTCAGTACCTTATCAGGGTTCAGAACGACATTTCCTATATAGTCGTAGAAGATATCGTTTCTGACCGATGCAATCTCGTCCGTCACCAAAACCTGTTTTTTATTGTCTTTGTCATAGATTACGAATTCTTTCTATAAGCCCTTTTAAGCCCTTCCAACTTTCAGACGTCCCTAACTACGTCCCAGCGTGCCAGTCACATGCCTTGCTGTTTATAAACACATAGGATTTAAATACAGCCGTTCAGTCGTTATTCAATGCAAATGCAAAATTTTTTTCTCCGCGTCCTTTGCGATCTCTGCGGTGAAGTTTTTATCTGTTTAATTCTGCATATACCGCCTTATCGCCCCGCCTGTCGATTCCCTCTTAATACCAGTTGACTGGTATTCGATAATTCCCGATCCTTTCTCAGCCATGTCGACTGCACCCTCGAGTGCATCCGGCCCGTCATCGTTCATAGTAGAAGAGGGGAAATAGATGAGTTGTTCTACTAATACATCCTGATCTGAGTGTCCCTTGCGAAAGCGGAGTATCCCGCGTTCCACGTGCGGAGATATACGGCCAATCCTTGCCTCTTTTGCTACGCTGTGTTTTACGCCGCTCATGGGCAAGATGTACCCCTTATCCCGCGCCACAAGCTGAAAAGGGCTCTGGGCAAACTCGCCCAGGGCATTTTCTTCCATGCTCATCGCCAGAGGGTGAAACTCCTCGTACCGGATATAAGCTACTTTAGCCATCTCGTTAGGAGATACCCGCCTGATGAAGGCATCCAGTACGTAGATGATGCCGTCCGTATCGATCCCTATGGTTACAATTGCCTTATAGTCGTTACTTGCCCCGGATTCGCTTGAGGGGTCAATAAACGTATATACCCGCAATACCTTCCTTAAAATCTCTTCAGGATAGTAATACCTGATCCACTCTTCTCTGAATAACCCTTCATCGTCCCGTGGGTCATTCATCATCTCCTGATTAAACCGCACGCTCCCCATTTGTGCCTTGCGCTTCCTGAGCCGTTCCATACTCCACGCCTCCGGCCACAAGGGAAGGTTAAACTCAGTAATAGCCTTATAAATCTTCGAGAAATAACGGGGCTTTTCAGGGTCATCCTCTGCCTTCATGTTCATCATCTCCGCCAAAACACTCTTTCTCGAAAGCAGCGTCCCGATCATCAGAAACGAGTAATCTTCAGCAAGACTTCCCAGCACAGCAGTAAGCAGCCAATCGATTGTCTCTTTCACCAGGCGCGGGTTTCGCACGTTCTTATCGTTTTCCAGGTCGTCAATAATAACCCTGTCGGGCCGATATTGCCGGTTCCGCAAACCCCTGATCCTTTGCCCCCTTCCCCTTGCCTTTATCCGCGCGCCATTTTTTGTAATAAAATCCTCTGCTTTCCAGAAACCCTGTTTTACGAGGTCGCCAAAATCTCCTCTTAGCCGCTCATTGCTCTCCAGCTCCATCTGTATGAATTGACAGAAGTCGGATGCCAGGTCTTCGGTGTCGGATACAATGATGATGAAGCGTTTTTTCTCAAACAGGATATCATAGAGCGGTATTGCCAGCGTGCAGAGGGTGGACTTTGCGTGCTCCCTGGGCGCCGCTATCAATATCGGCTCCCCCCCGATATCAGCAAAATCAACCAACTCTTTATGAAAATCCGCAGGCGGTTTCGTGAAATAGTGGGGGAGATAGGTCTGAAAGAAGTAAAACCTGTCGGCCTTCGCCCGTGTGATCCGTTTTGCCTTTTCTTCCTCAGAGTCCTCAAACGGCCTGGCATCGGCGCTCATCCGTTCAAGGATTTCCTGCGCCCGCTTTTCAAATTTTTTGTCTGAAAATTTCTTTTTCATTTTTTTATAAGTTCTTGATTTCCTCAAAGAAGGCATGGGTATGCTTCTTGAGCCGCTCGATAAATTCCTGATCCGGTTCCTTCTGACGAATAAACGTGGCAAAGCGGTCCATTACGTCAATTACCGCGCCTTTAACGTCGTAACCTTCCATCTTCTCGATCAGAAGCTTGATCTTATACATCTCGTCCGTTTTCTTTGCATCGATGTCGTCAGTGTCTTCTAAAAGTTTTGCAAACCGCATCTTGAGCTTTTCAACTGGCCCGGTTCTTGTAGAGACAAGGTATTCTTTCCGCTTCCTCACCCAATCTCCTTTTACCGACCAGAGCGAAACTGTCTTCTCGGAAATACCAAGAAGCTCAGAGATTTCCCTTTGAGTTTTCCCCTCTTTGACGTATAGCCGTTCGGCCTCGTCATAATATGCCTCGAATTTGCTCATGGTTTACCCTCTGTTAGTTGTGAATGGTGAATGGTGAATTGAAACTTTCAACTCACAACTCACAATTTACCATTCACCATTCACAACTCATTTTCAATCCTCTTAATCTCTTCCGTAACCCTCTTGTATTCCTCAACCACCTGCGTTAATTCCTCAAACGCCTGTTTTGCATGCTCAAACTCCATACCTTTGATACCGTCTGAGGAAAAGAGGTAGATGTTTACGTCTTTCCTGCAGCGGTCGGCCTGGATTTCTAGCTTGCTCATTGACTGCTTTTTTTCTGCAAGGAGTCCTTGCTTGATGTACCTTGTGTTCTTATCCACCGTGCCCTCCCAGTACTCGTGTGATAAATGCGGTAACTGCCGCTGTGATTGCCGATACGCCTCCGGATGCATACCAGACTTTTTTTTCTACTGCCGCGATACGCGCATCCTGCTTCTCCAGTATTTTTTCATACCTGTCGCAGAAGGCTTCCTGCTGCGCCTTGAGCGACTTCATAATCTCTGTTCCTGAGCTCAATTGACTCTTGATGTCGCCGTGTATCTCTTCAAGTTTCAGGGCGACCTCGCAATATTTCGGGCTTGGGCAGATGTTTTCTGACATTCTTTTTCTCCGTTACTCCCTCTTAATCCCCCTTGATCCCCCTTTAGGAAAGGGGGAGATGATTTCCCCCCTTTTCTAAAGGGGGGCTAGGGGGGATTACATTTTGGATACTACCTTCTGCACCTGCTTGTCCAGGAATGTTGCATTGCCGAACAGTTTTGAGACATCTTCAATTACTTCTTTTACTGAGTTAAACTGTTCAAACTTCGCCTTGATGACATCCTGTATGTTTTGCTGACCTTCGAATACTTTCATGATCGCCTCTTTCACGGCGTCATATTCCGCCGCGCCGATCTCTACGCCCTTAATCACCGTATTGAGTGCGCTCTTGTTTTTCCGTGATACGACGACGCTCGTGATGCTGTGCCCCACAAGGCCCAGGAGTGCGGCGATCCCGGCGCCGATGGCGCCGTAGCCGGGCACGAAGCCGGCGGTATCTTTAACAATATCGCCTGCCACATCCAAGGTTTTTTCAATTTTCGTGTGAGGTTTGCCGTCTTTGCCGAAGACGAGGTCTAATGCATCGCATCCGCAGACGGAGAGGAAAAGAAGGATAATGCCTATACTGTAGTACTGTGTGCCGTGTTTCATTCTATAATCTCCTTACGTAGAGACGCACAGCCGTGCGTCCGTACAGAAAAAGGTTTTCGCGCGGGCGCTTGAATGATGCGCCCGCGCAAGGGATGAATGATGAATGATGCTAGGGAGATTATACAGAATGAATGGGGAGGTGTTCTCGTGAACGGGTTTAAGACTTTCTTGATCCCTTGTGTCCCCTGTGGGGGCGGGTTTTGTACGGGGGATTATGATGGGGGGTAGATAGGGACACGGCGCGCCGTGTCCCTACTGGAATAGTAATTTCTGGTTGACCTTGTTGAGCGCTTTTTGGTCTCTGAGGATCTCGTATACCCATGCGAGGCTGTAACCCGTGACGCGGGCTAGCTCGTGGTGGTTATTGCCGGTGAAGTTTTTTATGATGTATTGCTTTTTTTTCTCACGAATGAAGCCGTCCAGGCTAATGAAGTAGAACGGCATCTTGCCGAAATGCTCGATGAGCTTGATGGTGTTCTCTATGCCTATAAGGCGCACCATCTCCTGATAATGGCGTGGTAGTTCGCTGACGTCAATTTCATCTAACCACTTCATACGTTCCTCCTATTGGGTTGTTGCGAGAAAGAGACAGGATAAACAGGGTAAGGATACACCATGATGTGGGGTTTGTCAATGTTTGTGGTAGTGCGCCGTGTTCCCGCCGTAGGGGCAGGTTTGAAACCTGCCCCTACAAACGGGCGTTTTGCCTTAGTTTAACCGATTCTTGAAATGTTCTGCATATCCCTGTAACTTTGGCAGATCCTTTGGCGGCATAAGCAACCCGCATGATTCCATCCTGCGGACATGTTTCCTCACCGTAGATTTTTCCAGATGGACAAGCAGGGCAATTTCCCTGTTGTTCAGCCCAATATCCTTATACCTGAGTATCTTCCTCCAGAGGGGCGACCTATCAAGCAATTCGCTCCGCATGTTATTGAACATCCACTCCTGTCTGTCCTGTTTCAGGTTTGGCTTCACCGTGATCCTGCCTGCCTTGATCTCTTCCATGAGAAACGAGTATGCGCAAAATCCTTCCACCACTGCTATGGCATGCTCTATCGCCTCATCCGTGCTCAGGATTGTGGAAAACATATAGGCACCTCTTTTGGTGTAGGCATAAGGCGAATGACCACCTTTCCAGTCGATATCACAAATTGTGATATCATCTTTAGTGAGTTGAAAGTAATCTACACCTTCCATAAACTTTTTAGGATTCCTTACCCGTGCCTGATTTAACTCCATCGTCTCAACCCCATAAACCCTCGCCAGATCTCTATCGAGCATGCAGGGCGGTTTCCCTGGCAATTCAATTACCCTGTCTTCAATCCTCATTACCTGTTCCATAATCATTCATCCCTCCAATAAAAAAGTTATAAAAATTTACTCAAACCCCCGGGTTTAAAATTCCATCTCACCCTCCAAAAGAGCCAATGTCTTTTCAAGAAGTGCGATGTATTTATTCTGTAATTCATGATCATTATCAATAATAACAGCGTTTTTGTCTTTCACGATTTCATCACAAATGAGCCGATATGCATTCATTGCATAATTTGAGTTGCTTTTGAAGGCAACTCCCATAAGGCTAAATGCATGGAAATTAAATACAGCTTCTTTTCCTTCCCATAGTACAGAATATAATTTTTCGCTCATCTCTCATCTCCCATTAAGAATTTTTGTGAATACAAGACATGTCAGGGTACCCTGTTTACTCTATCTGTGTAATCGGTGAAATCTGTGGTTTCAAAGGATCTTCTTTTTGTAATTCGATAAGCCTTTTTTTCAATTCCTTCAAGCCCGCTATGCGCATCTTCCGGTACCCATCGCTTTCGCCGAACCGGGCGCAGAGGTTGTTGAGCGGGACGATAAAGTCGGCGCCGTACCGGGCACGGGCAAGGTCGGCGATTTCTTCGAGGAGGCCGGTGCGGCTGGATTCGTAACGTTTTCTAATCTCCCTTTGCCCCCTTGTAGGGACACGGAGCGCCGTGTCCCTACTTGCGTCTCTACAATCGGTGATGTGGGTGATGACCCGGAATACCTCTTTCGATGTGGCTTCGCTGAGCCGTTTGCCTCCAAGGATTTCCGGGGCGATGTACTCGCGGAGGGTTTCGGCCGACAGGCCGACTTTTTTGGCCTCGGCAAAGAGGACGGCAAGGAGTTTGTGTTTGCCGTTTTTATTCATCGAAATGGCCTCTTGCTATGGAAAAGAAAGCTAAAATTAATGCGGTGATGAACATGCCTGCTACGATTCCGATTATGAGTTGCATAGGTTTTGCCTCCTCCTTTTTTTGTGTGAAAGAAATGTGCCCGGCGGGGGCGGGTTTGAAACCCGCCCCTACGTTAACGTTATTCTGCATCAACGCCATATGCGTCATTATTCATATCGTCATCATCCTCGTGACCGCATGGCGGTAGTTCATACCTCGTTACGGGTGAAGGGCTGTGGCTTGCGGCAAATTGCATGGCGAGTTCACGGGTCGTTGGGGTCATGCAATAGACCGCTTCGGGGTTGTAGAACTGCGTTGCTATACAGTTGCCATGCTTGTCCGGTACATCGATCCTGATAAATGATGCAGAACCGATTGTCTGTTCTTTTACCAATCCCGCCATTTTCCTGTGCCCCATAAGCTCCAGGATCGCCCACTCTTCGAATGATTTGTTTTCCATGTTTCCTCCTCTTATTTAATGATAGATAACAGCCGTACTTCATGTGCGTATTTCGCCAAAAGCGCATTGAGCTTAGCGCTGTTGTTTTTCCGCTCTAGCTCAATATCCTGCGGTGTTGCGCGGATGTACCAACTGATGAAGTTTATGCGTTCCAGGTTTGGTTCTGTTTCGTGAGATAGTCTCATGGTGTTTTATTTCCCCCGGCATCTCTCCGCTGAAGCCATTCGAGTATTTGTGCCTGATACGCTGCGTCAAGCTCCCGGTATGCGCATAAGAAATATACGAATATTACAACGCCCGCAAAGAACCCGCCCACGGCTAGCCCTGCGAGAAAAGACGCCGCGCTTATTTCTATTCCGAACATTATTCACCCCTCCTTTCTAAATAACGGTTTAAATACCAGACGGCCTTTTTAATATCCTCGGCCGGGTCTGCCGTCTTTCTGCCAGCCCGGAGGATGTACTTCACAGCGTTGCCCAGGTGGAACCCAAGACCGAAGGCTTCTATAACTTCTACAACTTCCATACTTCCTGCTTTATAGTGTGCCGGGTGGTTTACATTGTCTGCCATACGTTCCCTCAAATTATTTTTTTACGGGGATAATCCCCCCTGCCCCCCTTTAGAAAAGGGGGGAATTAACGAAAGGGGGGATGATTCACGCTACCTTGAGTTTCTTTGCCGCCTCGTCAAGGTCTTTTGAGGCTGCGGTTTCTAGCCAGAACTCGTCTTTTTGCTCAACGGACAGGCCACATTGGGAGAGTATGTTCTTATCCAGTGTGCCCTGGCTTTCAGCCGCGATGACCTTCTCTTTGTCGATTTCGTACGATTTGCGCACAAAGTCTGGCAGGTACAACATCGCAAGCTCTGCGGCATCTTTAAAGTTTTTTGCTACCCGCTTGAGGAGTGTGACGGCCGGTGTGGATACCCGGAAACCGAGGCGCCCGAACGGTGTTTCCAGGGTGCGCTTTCCCCACGTCGCCGATGCCTCTTCGGCCCATGCCTCAAGCTCTTTGATAAGCAGGGCTTTCTCCGCCTCAAGCCCTGTGCGACCGGCCTTTTTCTGGTTTTTGTCGTGTTCCTCACGGACGAGCGCTATATCGTGCGCCTCTTCCAGGGTCCACTGCGCAAGCCGGGTGTCGATCTGGTTGAGCCGGGACATGGCCGCCTCCATGTCGCTCACCGTTCTAATGCTGTTTTTTGGCTTTACCCTTGCCATACTTCCTCCTTATTGCCTGAACCTGATTATCCAGTCTTCTCAATGCTTTTACGTATTCGCCATATCTCTTGTCGCTGATCTCCTTTCTGCTGAAGGTGAAACTGTCTAATATGGTCGGGGGTGTGTAGATTCTTGCCCCATAGGCGCTCGCCCACCGCTTTTCATCGTTACGGTTTTTTTGTTTTAGTTGAAGTGGTCTCATAATGCTCCTGTTTATTATTTTCTGTAGGGCGACCCTTTAGGGTTGCCCGGCAAGGCTGAAGCCTTGCCCTGCATTTCTTTTCATTGCCAAAGCAACAACTTGAACTTGTTATAATCCTTTGTTTTTCCATATTTTTCAGTCATTTCATCCATTTTATCTATCTCCTTATTATGCCCTGTTAAGCCGTCTCCACGGTGAACCATTACGCCCCGGCAACCTGCCTGAGCGCGCCTGCCTTGCCTTCCATTTTTTTCCGTATCACCTCGGCAATGGCCTCTCTGGTTTTCGAAGCGGTGTCGTCGGTGAGCTTGTCCATCCGGTCGTTTGCTACAAGCGAAAGGGTGGCTTTGGAGATGCCCGTCTCGTCGGCGATTTCCGAAAGGGAGATATCCGTTAATTTAATAAGCTCTTTCAGTCCGCCGCCGTAGAGGTCAAAGACCTCAAACGCCGTGACCTTCTTGTGCCCGCAGGCAAGGGCGCGCTCCATAAGGGCGATGAGCATTTCCTGAAGCTCGAGAAAGTTGCGCGCCGTGCGGAGCCGGGAGAGGGCCTCGATGGCGTCTTCCTCAAAACATTTCTCGACCGTTGCGCGGGTGTAGTCCTTGACCTCGTTTTGCGTAAGCCCCTTCATATATACCGTGTCCGTCCGCAGCCGCACCTCATCCACGCCAGGCTTGCGCATGGGGTCGTACTGGCCCAGCATGATCACGGTGAAGAGCGGGCTTTGCCCCATCCATTCCATTTCCCGCAAGGTTTTTAACGACCTGAGGGTTTGGCCGTGCAGCCGGTGGGCCTCTTCGAGGATGAGGACGATTTCCTGCCGGCGTGACGCCTCGCCCATGATTCTCCTGAGCTGCCGGGCGCGTATCTCGCGGGTTCGCTTGATCTCTTCCTGCGAGAGGTCGGCGATGAGGGCGCGCTCGATATCGCCCACAAGGACCTTTTCCTTATCTGAGGTGAAAAGGCTTATCACTTTGACGTCCATGTCCCTGAGCGTGCTATCCACAGCGCGGCTCTTGCCGTTGCCGCGTTCGGCAATAATAGAGACCATTGCCCGTGATTCTACCGCCATGCCGATAATTCTCTTTACCCGCGTGATATCTGCCGTTTCCAGGTGCATGCCCCGGAACGGGTCCTTCCGGTAACCGTATTCTGCCAGTACTGCCAATCTGCTCATCTTTCATCCCCTCCTTTATAAATTGTTAATCCCCCTTGCTCCCCCTTTAGAAAAGGGGGAGATGATTCCCTATTATGAGGGGGTTATTCCCTTGAATGCCGTGCAAACCGGCTTTCCTGCCGCATCGTACGTCCATTCTGCGGGATATTCTGCTTCGTCAACATCATAGAACAGTGTCCTTACATTGATATCGCAGCAGGAATCTGCGTAATCGCCCTTCTCGCATACATCACAAAAATTTACCTCAAACAGAATGCCCTCTGCGCCGTTTGCCGGCCGGTATTTTTCTGCCATACGTTTCCTCTCCTTCCCTTATAAATTGTTAATCCCCCTTGATCCCCCTTTACAAAAGGGGGAAAAATCATCTCTTTCTTTCCTTGGTAAGTTGTTAGTGTCAGTGTCAGTGTCAGTGTTTTCACTCACACTCACACTCACACTCACACTCATGCTCTCCCCCTTTTTCTACTTACAGCTCTCCCCCTTTTTTAAAGGGGGGCAGGGGGGATTAGGAATTATCCTGCTGCCGTTGCCTTCTTGCAGCTTGCCTTGTGTAGCTCAAGCGCAAGGTCTGTCACATACTGCTTCCTGAGTCCATTCTCTTGTATGAGTCCCTCGATTGCCTCCCTCTGTGATGGCTCGATGTATACCCCAACGATTTCACAGAATTCCCGCATCGCCTCCTGAAGAGAGGGGTGCGTGTCGATATCGAACACATCGAACACCTCCCGCGTCTCTTTTGTCTGAGCGGGCAGGGGAACGACCTTTGTCTCTTCCCTCCTTTCGTAAATGCCCCGGAATTCACCGGGCTTCATCTGCTTTTTTAACTCCTGTGCCTCTTCCCTGATCTTTACGCCTTCAAGCTTCTTGTCAGCCCGGATGGCATCCAGGGCGGGCATTTCAAACGGGGTAGCCTCGTACCGTTGATGTGTTATAACGTCTTCCACCACGATTGATTTTTCCAGCAGACCACGGTATACCCACACCCAGGCATCCAGCAGCCCCTTCACAAAATACCGCTCGTTCTCAAGCCGCATGATGCCATCTTTGCCCACCAGCCTTTTGAGCCGCGTGAATGCGCGGCCGAAGGCGCTTTCATCGATGTCGATTACCCCGCCGTGCTGCATCACGGCCATCCATGCCTGTGTGCGGGTGCACATGAGGTTTGGGTGCTTTTTGTTATTCACCTCTACCGTGTAATTCATAAGCCGGTCTTTCAATTCCGAAAGCCGGTATTCCCGCTTCTCCCAGTGCGGGTCCATGAGGAACTCGGCTGCCTCGAAGCCGCTCCAGAGGTGACGCCATCGGATCTCTATCTTTCCCGTGTCAGACGGGCTTTCCGGCTCATGGGTCTTGATCTCCACGCCAAGCTGCCGCTCGAAAAAGTTCCGGGTGGCTTCGGCCTTTGCCAGGGGGCCGTTATCCATGTAGACCCTGCCGGGCAGGCCGCGGAAGACGATCCGCTCGTCCTGCTTGCGCGCAAAGGCCCATTTGCAGAATTTCACGGCGTCCACGGACGATTCGCCGGGCGCCACAAACGGCATGGCAAGCCAGTACCGGGAGTGATCATCAACCATACCGTGGTACCAGACCCGCAGGTTTTCGAAGCGGTCCTTGTTCTTGTACGCCTTCGATGCCCGCACACGGAGGACAGGCTCGCCGTTATCGATGCCGACCACGTACAGATACTCACTGCCCGACACATCGTATTGCACCTGCTCCATAGGCCGTGCGGCCTCGAACCTGAGCACCCGGCCCTCCGTGTCCAGGAATCCCTTTTCCCTGAGCACGCGGGCAAAGGTGCTCACGGAGATATCTTTTGCGCTTTCGGGCAGCATGCTGTTCTCTATAGCCTTCCGTATTGCAATCTCCAGCGATGGCCGCCTGCCCGCGCGGGCGGGGATGAAGGCGTAGAGCCGGGCGATCTGCTTTGCCATGTCATGGAGGCCCGGTATTTTGGACTGCCCCTTCGTGACCTTCGGCCGCTTTTGGAGCAACTGGAAGCCCATCGCCTTGAATTTGCGATGCAGGGTGCCGTAGGAGATGCCGAGGGCGCTGGCGTGTTTCCGGACGATGTAGCTTTTAGAACCATTCACCGCCATGCGCCATTCCTGGAAGGCCACGGAGAGTACTGCTATGTCGATCTCTTTCATCTGTTTTTCCTTTAAAAGCGCCGTCGGGTTTTACATCCGACCAGGTAGTTTTGCCCCGATTGCATTCTCAAGCACGTTAATGCAATGGTTAAAGCAGTTCAAGACCGTCTCAAGCCGCTTCATGTAGAGGGCTTTTACGGGGCCTTCGTCCTCTGCCCCCCCAAATGTCTCGTCAAAGTGAAGCTTGCTGGCTATGGTAACGATCTCATCCGTATAGCGCTCGACAGCCATAATAAACTCATTAAACCCCTCCGGGAGTTTCGGGTCTGCGAGTTTTGCCTTGAGGAATTCTAGCTCATTCTTGTACGCCTGGAGTTCCTTACTATGTTCCTTATTGAGGCCTTCGACTTTTTTTTCTGAGGCCCTCTCTTTCTTTTCTGACAAATCCCTTGCCTCTTTGAGAAGCGCGACTGCTGCCTTTATCTCGTCGATATGTTCTTCATCGATGGGAATTTGTTTATCACCAAAAGGAATTACATTCTTCTCCCGTACGGCCTTCTTTGTCTCCTCCTCCAGGGTACTCACGAGCATCTTAATATCCCGCCACTTGAGTCCTGCGGCAGCCACAACCCTTACCGCATGTGCCCCAAGCTCCTGACACGCCTTAATCATCCGATCAACCGTATCGACACTCTTGCCGAGTTCTTCCTCACAGTATTCCTCCCAGCTTTCATACCCAAGCTCGAGGTATTGCTTACTCGACTTAATGGTACTCAAGCTATGTATCCAAGCCGCATCGATGAGCCGTGCCGCAAAATTTAACCCTGCGATAAAACCGCCCTGCCGTCCTTTTCTTCCCATATTCCCCCCCCTGTTCTTAGAACCCATACTCCGCACCGGTGCGGAGTATGCTTTTATAAGTTGTTGATTATCAATCACTTAATTTTTGAGACTCCGCATTTGCGGAGTCTGGCGCTTTTCCATTGCCATTATTGGTTACCTCCTTATTTTCAATCATTTCAATCACCATTTTTATCTCTTTAAAAGCGCTTTCACATATTTTTATATTTCGCTCAAATATTTCTTTCATACCCGATAGAGGTTCTAACCCCTGAGGTTTCCTCTCAATCAACACATCATTAAACAAAGCAGCCATCTTCATGAAACTTTTATGGTACTCGTTCATAATTTCTTTTTTTAACCCTTCTATCTTTTCTATTCCGAACATTCTTGTCTCCTATGGAAAATTTCCCGAAAATACGGTTATGTTTTATTCCAGATACTTTTGCATTACGTCTTTCAGTGTGCTCCTGACAGAGTCGGCTATCTTTACCAGTTCGGGCGATAGCCGCCAGCCGGTTGACACCTGTTCGGCCCAGCCGCCCAGTTTCAGGTTGTGAAGCGTCCAGGTCGCCTTACTCTTCGAGAGTCCCAGCGCGTCTATAATCTCTTGCGGCGTCACCGGACGGAAGACATCCTTTGCCAGATACTTCACTATTTTAATGAGGTTTTGCTGACTCTCATTTTTATAATCCGTCTTACCATCCCTTTCCCCTTGTTTCATGCTTCTTCCTCCAAGATAAATTGCTCACAAAGCGTCGTTCCCGGACGATTAATCCGTACGTATTCTGCCCTGATAAACTTCTCCCAGGCTGTATTACTCATATACCCAAGGTTTGCTGAATCTCGCAATCCATATTTATTTTGAATAGTACGCATGAGAAGTACACGGTCATGCTCTGCGTCCGGTACCAAATACAAGCTGGTAATCTCCCGATAAGGAACATGTTTTGACATCACTCATCCCTCAGTTTTCATCTCTACAGTGCCAATTGACATAATAATATATCCACGTTGCAAACCATCCGCGACATCTAGTATGTATTCTACTCCCACACAAGTACTACGCCCGGTATACCGCTCTGCCTTTATGTCGTATTCCTGTAGTACAAGGATGTCACCTACCTTGTAATCACGATCGTTACGACGTAAATCAAAGGTTTTTTTCCTCTCCAGGATCGCCTGGAAATACTCCGGCCAGCATTTCAAATAATGTGTTATCATGCCTTATATCCTTTCTGAATACAGAAATTCCCCCTTAAAAAAGGGGGATAAAGGGGGTTGTTTGTGCTCAAATAATCCTTAACTGAATGACATTGGTTTGTAACCTGAACCCATTGTTTAAACTATTTTCCCGGCGCCTGAATTGCCACTACTGACCTTTATTACACATCCTTTATCATCTAAATATTCCGTCATTTGTAACCCTCCAATCCCACACATACCTCATCATACTCACAACCATCACACATCGCAGAGCCTGGTGAATAACTGCCCATTGAGCAACAACAAGGGCTTAGCCCAAACTGCAGATCTGTTCTTCCACATACCTCACATGCATCGATCTCGCCATCACCCCCAAAATCATCCCATACATCAGCATCAATTTCTTTCATCTCAATCCTCCCTCTTCCCTTTAAAAGGCTATCCCCTGGCAGAGGGTGGGATAGTCCACTCTGCCAGGAGTGGACGCTCAAGCGGCGTCCAATACAATCTTATTATTCCTCATCACATTGCACATGGCGCCACGCCTGGTTTGGCACCGCATATTGGACCGGCATACGGTATGTGCTGTATCCGCATTTCTCTGCATTTATAATCTTTTCCTCACACGGCGCGCACCGCCGTATGTGCGGACCCGGCGAATGAAACTGCTCGCCGCACATGAGGCACCCGCGAAGCGCCGGCCGATTATTTTGTTTGATAATTGCCTCAGTTTCAGATAGTCCAAAGCCCATCCCAGTCCCTCCTTTTATTCCCTGCAAACCCTTTCATTTACCCGCTTGTCCATCTCCCCATTTACCATCGCGAGGTACCGGTGCAGATTCCACCTCTGTGTCGTGATCGAGTGTATCTTCCCCAAAAATATTGCCCGTAGAGTCTTGAGCGCATCATCGGTGAAGAGATCAAAGCTGAATGAACACCCGTGCCCCTCAACCTCGAAACAAACTTCGCCGTCCTGAATGCTCACAAACTTCCACCCCTGCGGTATACTGCTGATCTTACCTGCCGTTTCTGATATCATGATTCACCCCTTCCTTTCCCTTGCGGGTTCAGGTTTGCAACCTGAACCATAATGTAATTGCTCTAATGTCTGCCTGATCAATTTCTCTTTCTTTGCCATTTCCTCCTTCTGTTTCTCGATCCGTCCAAGCTCTGTTAACAGTGCGTCCTCTCCCTTCAGCAGATAGCAACCGATCATTTCCACCGCCGCCCGGAATATATCCGTATTTCCCGTTGCCTCGCAGAACGCCGGCGCATAAGCAAACGGAAACCGGTGATTTTCCTTGGATTCTGCCGTCCAACTGTCTAGCTGCGATTTGGTGATTTCCATACCCATCAGTTCGCTCATCTTGCCGGCAACGACCTCGCGGGAGAGCGGGCACTTTTTCAGCGCATCCGAAAGCAGCGCCCGGATCTGCGCATCAACATTGAAAGAGCCGGCCTTTGAGGCCAGGTTCTTCTCCCCCTGTGAGATCCGTTTCACAATATCAAAAAGGCTCAATTGGCCTGGCTGTGCCGTGTGAGTTTTTTTGCCCATAGGTCAAAATCTTTTTCAGAAATAGTCATTGAAACGGTTTACGAATGTGGTAAAATCAACCCAAGTTTGAAAATATCCATTCTCTTTTTACGGCAATGAAAGGATAAAGATATGAAAGCTATCTGGCTGAGCGGCAAACGCATGGGAGACCGCATCTTTAACATCTTCACCGACTTTGACATTGATATCACGCCAGAAAACTGCCCCGGGGAGACCCCGCAGCGCCGGGAAAAAGTCGGCGACCTTCTCATACTCATTGCCTCTGGTGACAGGAAAAGCTTTGCCGAATCCTGGAAGCAATCATCCGCAACAACAAGGGCGGCGCTTTCATATACCCTTACCGGCATCATACGCTTCCTCCGCAGCCTGCCTGATGAGAAGGAGTACCTTTACCCCGAACCCTCTTCCAGTTGGCTGGATCTGCTGCGAACTCTCCAGATATCTCAATCACCTCTTTTTCCGCCGAGTTCCTGTAGGCTTCATACTCTTGTCTCCAGCGGGCAATTACGTCCTGAGGAGTTGCCCCTTCTGGAAAACATTCGGGAGACTGGCCTGTTAAAAAACATACCAGCAGAAAATGCCGCCTTTTTTTTGGAAGCGATGTTCCTGCCACCGGCGCAATCCTCCCGCCAGGCAAATACACAGAAACACACCTGCCGATATACTCGTGAGGCACAGCAATGATTTTGCCGTCAATACAGACCGATCCGGTATGGTCTACAAACCGCTCAACCCTTATAAACGGAGCCTTACTTTGATTATCCATTATGTATTCACCCCCTTTTTTAGTTACCGTTGTTTATGAGCCAAAATAAAACGAACCCAGCAATTGATACGACTGACAGAGACCGGAATACCCAAACGGCTAATTCCGCTCAGCCTCCATACTTTTTATGGTGCCTTCTAAATCGGAAATATATGCTGCATAGCTGCCGATATACTCAATGGCAATATCCATTAGCTCTGTTAACAAGGAGAAATACTCTGTTGGATTGTCCTCTTTCCCTTCCAGAAGGGCGTCTATTTTTACCGGATCTGCCAGATCACTGGGTGAATTATCCCGAACAACATCCTCCCAGAAATCTTCACCTACGATCTTTTTCAACCGATAGTAAAGATCCTGGAGGCACTCTACCGTGAACTGCTTCTCATCTTCATTCAGAAACTTATACAT